GATTTGGATTAGCCAATCCATTTAATGCCGCCAACGTTTGATAGTCTGTTCCATATTGATACGCAATGCTGGATAATGTTTCGCCATATTGAACCACATGTGTTGCTTCTGGTTGTTTATCAGGAACAGTTGTTGAATCTGGCAATAGCTCAATATCGCCTTTACTGATCCATGACAAGATACCTTCAAGCAATACTCTGCTTCCAGTTACTTCTTGCACTTTGTAGCTGTTTCCTTTTACCCAATCTGGAATAGCTTCGCCTGTAGCCCAAGCATCTACGTTAAATTTCACTTTGACCGTATCGCCAACTTTAACATCGGAACTTGGCGTATTTTCGACTTCTTCACCTGCATCAATTGCTGGAGTTTCGGTTTCTGGTTTGTCAGTTGCAGTATACCCGTTATCAGTAATACCTGTTAAGTCTACGTTACCATCTAACCCACCAGCAATATAAGTGGATGTAAATTGCCAAATTCCAACACCATCCATACTTGGGAAATATGCATACAATGGTTCTGGCGTTACTTCATAGCTAGGATAGGCAGCAATCCATAAAGAATTAGGGAACTCTTTAATAATTCGCTGATAGTCCACATATTGTAACGTAAAAGGCTTGTATGAATAATACATTGGTGTATATCCTGCTTGTTTAATACGGCGCATACCATATAGGATTGTTTCCGTATTTGCGTTTACGTCAGAACTAGCGCCATGCTCAAAGTCTAAAGCAACGATGGAATTTTTAGGCGTTTGAATACGTGGCAAAAAGTAATCCATTGTTGTTTTCGCAATGTCCATGTTTCCCCAAGTGTCATACCAAATATAGGTATGCGCACGTTTACCTTGTGCAATAGCACTTGCTACTTGCGTTTTATATGTGTATTGTTCATAAATACCGCTAGCATTGTAGCCACCAATCTGGGCAATAGCGAATTTATCATGTGCATAGCCAAAACGGCCTTGTTCGCCTTGATAAATCGCCCAGTCAACGCCTTGATCTCCTTTTGCAGCAAATACATTTAAAGGCATAAAAAATAGAGCGACAAGCGCTCCTACTAAAATTTTCTTTTTCATTTTTATTTCTCCTTGTCTTTTAAATTATATGCTGACACACCTGTTACTACTCCTAAAAAAGTTGCAATGGCATTGATAGTTAAAACAGCCATATCTGTTTGCTGCCAGCCATAGGCTTTGCCTAGTGTGGCAACCAAAACAGAACTTGCAGGAAGTACCGTTAGCACGCCCCACTTGATGATTTTGTAATACTTGTCTGGTAATATCATTTCTAAATTCCTCCTAAGTATTTCGTGATTAAATAAACAGCAACAGAAACACCAATTCCTGCAATTGTTCGCCACGTCCACTTTTGATTCTCTTTTATTTCCGCAATATCGCCTTCATTGTTTTTGGCCATTGAGAGCGCTATGTCTGCTTTCTCTCTTAATTGTTCATGATTATCCAACTTTGTTTCAATCCGTGCCAAACGATCGACGATTTCAATTAAAGGCTCATCTTTCAAGTTATCGTCTCCATCCCTCTAACAAAAGAACCGCCTAGCTTTTGCTAAACGGTTCACCTGTCATTTTAGTAAATTCATCTTCTGTAATACAACTAGGCACAAATTCTGCAACCTGCTCTGGAGTAAATAGTCCCCAATCATACATCAGTTTAATGTCATCATATGAATACATTATTTTGCACCTCCGATTTGTTCTTTAATAGCATCAATTTCTCTTGTATTTTGAAGAGAAGTAAGCATCGTCTTAGAATTGATTTGTGCAAGTGATTCTGCTTTAGCAGTTAGCTTTTCATTTGCTTGTTTTAACTCACTATTTGAAACTTCTAAGCCATTAGCAAGATTTTCTAACAAATTCAATTTTTTTGTATAATCCTGTGTCACTGCTTCTTCCCATTTTTGTTCTGAAAAGTTAAAAAATTGGGATTGTTCATTCACTAAATTTTCTAGTGGTTTCTCCTCTACAAATGGCAAGGCTACAACATAATCATCTTGAACTTCGAAAATTTGAAATCCTACTGGGTAGAGTACTTTATATATTTTTTTCATTTTATTATCCACTCCTATTTACGACGCATAACGCCGATTTCTCTAAAAACAATTTTTTTATTTGCTTCATTTAATGTGTTTGCAGTATCTCCTGTAATCACTAAAGATGTACCAGTTTTAGAAATAGATATTTTTTTATACGCTATTGTTGGGTCTTTTGAAGCAGAACCTACCCATGCAACTGCTGGTAATTCGTATTTTAATTTCGTAATATTCGGAGTAACTGGTATTGAGTGAACAATACCGCCACCGTTATCGTTGTAACGCGAGAATATCAAAACAATTTCATCCACATTGCTGCTATTTGAAATTGTTACTGATTGAGATTCTGTCAAATAAGCTCCAGTTCCATCCCAGTAGTCTTTCACCACCTCATAGGTCGGTTTTGCATTAACCGATACAGATTTACCACCGATTTGAATCCCATCTTGAAAATTCTTTGTCCCTAACACAGTCTCGTTTCCAACGGCCTTTACTAATTTTCCTTCCACGCCGTCAATAGCATCTGCATGTGTTTTCATATACTTTACAACACCATTTTCTTTTAACTGAACGATATCTGCCATTACGCTTCACCTACCTTTTCAAATGTAAAAACTGGTAATGCATCCAATTTTGCTTTATCCGTTTTAGACATTAAACCGTCTTTTTCAGAAGTGGCATTGCTAGGAAGCGTTGGAATAACAGTTGTGTCTGGCAGTGCTTTTACATCAGAAGCAGTTAAAATAACTTCACCTGTATGACCATTTACAGACGAGACAGTGCCTGCTTCAGCACCACTAATTTTTCCATCAACAAATTCATTTAATCCAACAACGCCAGCTGTACTAGTTTGTACATCAATAGCTACGCCGTCTTTTTTCACTACATATAAATCAGGCATTTATTTCTTCATCTCCTTTTACTTTTTCAAACTCAACACCAGAACCACCTAGTTTTCCATCTTCATAATCGGCTATGATTTTTAACATTTTGTCATACTCCTGTTTCGAAATCATAATCCCATCAATAGGTAAATCTAGGTCTGCACGCGTAATAATGACTGCGCCTGTATGTCCATTTACTGAAGATACTTTTGAATTACCAGTCATTATCTCTGTTAATCCAAGGATTGCCGATACGTGTGTCATAGGAAAAAACTGACGTTTAATCCCATTTTCATCAGTTTCCATCATTCTTTTAGCATCAACCATTGTCTACACCTTCAATCGTAAAAACATTTTGTTTTGAATCATCAACTGTCGCTATAATTAACGCCCCTTCTTCAATTGAATGATTAACTGTTCCCAATACTTCAACTTCATGATTCTTAGAAAATGAATTATCCTCTAAAATTTCTAACGTGTTTACATTGCCATATTTGACGGTGTATAGTCGTTCTTCTAACCTCTGATACAAATAATTCATATCAGCTAATAAACGTTCAGAAAGTGAATTGTGGCGAACTCCTTGTATATCTACACGTGCATCCATTAATTCGGCTAACATTGTGCCGCCTGGATCAACAGTCTTTAAAATATCCTTAATTGATTCAAACCATTTTAGATAATCTGTTTCTTGGCCGTTCCGCCAAGCTTCAAATGTATCTTGTTGATTTTTGCGCCACTTTTCAAACTCTTCTTTTCTAGCATTCATCCACGCTGTAAAATCGCCCTTATTTTCATTGATAAAAGCAGTCATGTCTGCGATTAAATCTTCAATGGACTGCCAATAAGAACCCATTTCACCTTCTGTTTTAGAAGCAGCATTCACCACAAAATAGGAAAAGTTTTGCGTTGCACCAATCAGGTTGTCGCCTTTATGAATACTGAAATATGCTTCTTGTCTGTGTAACGACTGCATAGAATATTCATCAAAGGTATACTGAATAATCCCTTTTTTAGCATCTATGATTTTTGCTGCTCGTTGAATCGGGAATTTATTATTAATAATTGACTCTAAAAAAACTTTGCAGAGACTTAAGTCTAACGGCAAAGCATTTTCTACAATATTTACTTGTAATACTTCTGTGTTCTTATTCCCTTGCCGTACATTAATAATACCGACATAGTTATAAGGTTCAGTTGTACTTAGCGTTGCTTGCCATTTAACCATTTGTGCACTCCTTTCTAAAAATTAATTACATCACGTGGATTGATTCGTTGCCACTGTGCGCCTTTCCACACTTCAAAATGAAGATGAATACCTTTAGCAAGCCCAGTGGAACCCATTATCCCAACACGTGAATTGGTCGTTACTTTATCGCCTATAGCTAAATCAACAGAATTTAAGTGACCGTAATAGGTCCAATAACCATCATCGTGTTTAATGACAACATAATTTCCTCCAGTTCCATCATAAGTGACAGTTTCTACTGTGCCGCTACGTGCCACATAAACAGGTGGCGTACTTCCAGCAGGAACTGAAGCAATATCAATTCCACCATGAATAACGTTCGTTCCCCAGCCAATTTGATCCCACTCTTGCGTAATCGTATAGCTAGATCGTACAGGGTTCATCCACGTTGGATTACTAGGTTGCAACCCATGCAATTTGTTATACCAGTAAATCGCCATATCAATCCGCTCTGGATGTGTGACTGCTGGTCGCTCAAAATTGGCTTCAAACGCCATCGTAGCTGTTCCTATATCTGTTAATGCTTTAAATTGTGCAACTGAATATGGATAAGCAGAAGTAGGAATATACTGTCCGTTGTGCATATGCCAGTCTAGTAATTGAAGTTGCGTATTAATGTTTCGATAGTCACCACTAATACCAGCTTGTGCTAATAAACGTTGAACATATGCACGACCACTTTCACCAGCTACAGGTGATGTCCACTGAACTAAACCATAGCCAGGACCGCCACCACCTTCGTCAATGTCTGGCATAATGCCTGATTCTTGTTCCATATTTCCTAAAATACCTGCAGTTGCTTGTTCGCTATAACCTTTAGATTTTAAGAACTGCCAAACTGCCCAAGCGTTTTTCTCTTTTTCAGTAGTCAATTCTGGAGGTGTACCGCTACCAGTTCCACCAGTACCGCTTCCTGGTATAACTTCTTTACCTCCAACATATAATTTATCGAATTTACCAATAGTTCCTTTTAAAATACCACTAATATCTACTTCATTAGAAACACTGAAATTACCTTTGTGCGACCAGCTAGCATAACTATTCACTTTCCTATTGTCTGGATGAACATCTGCTGGTATTTGAATAATTGGAACTGATTGCCCCTCATTATTTTTACTAATCGTATTGATCGAAAAAATGTAACCATGTTTTTGTCTAACAGCGAAACCATTAGCTTTTTTTCCACTTCCATCATACGTAGCCTTAATGTCACCAAATAATTCACCATGAACATCTTTTAGGCCTGTGCTTACTCTTTTACGTTCAAATGCTACCTTTCCACCTTCAACCACAACTTGGAAATCTTTATCATCTAACGTTTTTAAAGCCACACCTTGTACTAAAATCCCTGTCAAAATTCCTGCTGTAATAAAATTAGCAACAATTGAGCCATCTTGAGTAATTGCCGTTTCAAATGGTCCATTTACACCGCTATTTGAATACCCAAGACCTCCTAGGTTCCAACGCCATACTTTTTTTGCATCATTCGCATTTGGTCTGTCCATAATTAAAATTTCTTCTGGTGCATCTTTAGGACGAAAACGAACATAGCCACCTTTTGTTCCTGTTATCCATTGAGTAGCGTTCACGATAGCATTCTGTAAATCCTCACTCTTTACTTCAAGCTTTTTAGTTATTTGATTAACTGCAGTATTTACTGAATCTGTGTAAGATTTTATTTCGTTTCCTAGTACGATATTTTTATACTTACCTAAAGTAGGAAACCAAGTACACTCTGTCACTCTTTCTTTTACTCCAGTTATTCCGTTGTATTCAATATCGCAATACACAGTGTCCCCAAAATTCAATTTCATTATCTTACCGTAAAGTTTTTGATACTCTATAGTATTTTCTAAAGTAACCATATTGATTTCATGTGTTACTTTTGGTTCATGGATTCGTTCTTTGTCAAAAAGTGATTGTCCCCATTTTTTTAATTCCTCTACAGTTTTACATTCGCTATTGGTCCTACTAGTAATACGTCTATTTTCATCGGTTACCCCTTTTGTTTCTAAAAAAGCAAAGGTTATTGGCTCTTGATCTTCGTTATAATTAATATCTTCAGGTGTTCCACCAATTAAATAGAGACTGTTGGATACATTTAAGTCATCCACAGTCTCTTTTATTGATTCTAAATTAACACCTAAATCTATTCTAAAACCATTATCTTCACCAATTCTGTCTTTTAGTATAAGTCTGTAGTTATCCATATCTAGTTCGCCAGAAGTTACACCTGCTAAATTTTCATTACCGTTATTTTGCCCAATAATAGCCGATATTGGATTTACTTCTTTTGCGGTAAATTGATGTTTGGAATTGATATTACTTTCATAGATAAAAGGTTGCTTAAATGCTAAATTCGCTTTTAAGTTTTCCATAATCTGATTACCAGTACCATTAGCAGTATATGCCATTTGAATAAAGTTACGATTTGCCTCATACCCTAAATGTAGAGCTTTGATTGAAACAGAATGTAAATTTTTATCAACTGATTTTATTCTGAAATACTGCCATGAATCATTAGAAACTAAAGCTTTTATATAATAACCTTTCTTTAAATATTCTTTATTTTCACCAACCAATGAATAATTACCGTAAAAAGAATATTCACTATTCAATGAACGAGTTATTTCAGGGTCATCAGCCCAATCTAATAGAGGGATGCCATTTTCGGATAAATCTTTTGGTACTTTTTCATAAATGTAAATTGGATTAATCAAAAATATACACTCCTCACCTTTATTTTTATACTTGAAACACTTCCAGTTACCTTTACTTTATTGGTCCCTGGTGTCATTCGTATCCAGTTTCCTTTTGTTCGTTGCATTCTTCCCTCATGTACGCAAACAGCTAGTTCATTATCTAATGATAACAAGCCAGCAGGTGTATTTATTAAAATCAAAGTATTTTTACCACAAGTTATATTGATGTCACCGCCAGTAGATTGAATTTCAAATAAAGGGAAGCAAATTTCATCCCCATGATTGGTAATGTCATTCTCTCCTTTTTTTAGACTGACAAATTTTTCATTTACTTTTCTCTTTAAAGGTTCACAACGAAAATTTATTTCAAAAGTATAAAAAGTTCCCCACTCATTTGTGTATTCAACTTCATTACTAACATTGCATACCGCATTAACATACAGGTTTTCATTATTATGTGTGATTAATTCTGACTTGCCACTAAGCCATCGTTTCACTTCCGATAATCGTTCATAACTAACACTGACGTCTTTAATTTTGAAATCAAATGGTTCATAATCGCCAAACCATTCATTCAATACCCTGTTACTACCTACAATAGTTATCTCGTTATATCTTGGTTTAGCGACAATTTCAGGCAATTCAGATTCAATAATTAAACCATAATCTATAAGAGCATTCGCTCCTTTCCATACAAAATTAGGCGTATATCTATCCATTTTTACACATCCCCTGTCGCTAAATTATTCCAAACATTCGCTTGAAACATTTTCCTGTTCAAACGATTAATTTCACTCGGATTATTTGCATCTACTTGGCCAATATGAACATGTTGCTCAATAGTGTTGCCATCTTTCAAAGCACCACCAATTCCACGAGCTTTTTCTTCTGGTGACAATGGAGTTACTGTTGTCTTGCCGTTTTTAGCGGTTAATAGTTCAGGACCAGCTTCACCAACAATGGCTTGACCATTTAGAATAGTTCCACCTTCTGCTAAATAAGGAATTTTTCCAATATGAAATCCTTTACCGCCAATTCCTGGCACCCATTTAGGTATTTTTATATTGTTTAATCCACCAATAAATCCATTGATTAACGTAATCATGGCATTGATTGGAGCTTTAGCTACTGCAGCGATACCTTCAAAAATACCACCAAAAATGTCAACAACACCTTGCCACGCTCTTGACCAGTCTCCAGTAAATACTCCCGTTACAAAATCAACGATACCGCCAAAAATACGCTTAATTGCATTTACGTAATCGTCAATAATTTTTGCAGCCCCATCCATGGCACCACCAATAAATCCTGTGATGAAATCAAAAGTAGATTTTGTCGTATCTTTCAAAACATTAAATACACCAACCACAATATCTTTAATTACTTTAAAGGAGGTATTGATAAAATCCCTAAACCAACCGATTTTATTATATGCAACTACGATTGCAGCTACCCAAGCGGCAACCGCCGCAATTACTAAACCAATTGGCGACGCAATAAAAGCAATAACTGGAATCAAACTACTAATGGAACTAGCAAGTGTTCCTAAAACTACTAATACTGGACCGATAGCAGCCACAACACCAGCTATCATTAATATTGTTTGTTTTGAACCTTCATCTAATGAACCAAACCAATTTGAAAATGCAGTTACAAATTGAGAAACTTTTTCTGCAATATCAGCTACTATAGGTATCACAACTTCCCCAACTTGTCGCATTGCATCAGCAATTCTTAGTTGCGCCTTTTCCATTTTTCGTGCAGGTGTATCATCCATTTTATCAAAAGCTTCTTGAGTAGCACCTGCTGAATCATTAATTTGTTTTAAAATTTCATTGTATTCAGAACCCTCACCTTTTGAAAGTGTTAGTGCTGCAGTTCCTGCTTCAACAGATCCAAACATATCATTTAATGCTAAACCATTCTTATGAGCATGTTCATTCATCAAATTAAGGACATCAGATAAATTATTCCCTTCATCCATTAATTGTTTAAATGATTTTCCTGCAATCTCTTTCAAAGCTTTATCAGCTTGACTACCAGTTTTTCCTAACTCATTTAACATGGCTTTTACCATAGTTCCAGTTTCTGCTGTAGCAATACCATTTTTGGTCATAACAGCATAAGCAGTTGATAATTCATTCATTCCTACATTATTAGCATTAGCTATTGGAATTACTTTCCCCATAGATGAAGCTAACTCATTTACAGTTGTTTTACCTAAATTTTGAGTAGAAATTAAATAATCCGAAATTTTTCCTGCATCAGTAGCTTTTAAATTATATGCATTAATCGTTGTTGTTAATAAATCTACCGCAGTTGCAGTTTCAGTAAAACCACCCTTAGCCAATTTAACTGCATCACCCACAAAATTAACAGCATCAGCTTGATCAACTGATGCTGATATAGCTGAATAAACTGATTCAGAATATTCTTCAAAGGACACACCCATATCTGTTGCAGTTTTTGCAATTTCATTTTTATATTTTTGAAAATCAACTTGACTTGAATCTAAAAGAGTAGAAACTTTAGCAAATTGTGTTTCTACTTCTATTGCTTGCTTAGTAGCAAAACCACCTATGGCCATGATAGGTACTGTCACACCTGCAGTTATTTTAGTACCTACTCCTTTAATTTTTTCGCCAGCTTCACCTATTTTTTTTATATTATCTGCAGCAAATTTTGAAGCTTTTTCTTGCTCTTTAAGTTCCTTATTGGTTTTGTCCAACGCATTTTTTAAATTATTTTCGGCAGTTTCGGCTTGTAGCAAACGATCATATAATTTTTTACTTTCTTTTGAATTTTCACCAGTTGCTTTTACCGATTCCTCATACTCTTTTCGTAACATTTTTGTACGTTTTTCAGCTGCTTCTGTTTGCACTTGTAGCTTTTTTTGTTGAGCTACTAATTTTTGGGTTGCAGTAGCATCATTCCCTAATGCTGAAATATGAGCCTTGTACTCTTTTGCTGCGGTATTCATCACTTGATTAATTTCTTTTATAGTTTGTGCATATTGTACCTGTCCATCCATTTTAAATCGTAAAACAACGTCTGATTCATGCTTTGCCAAATTCTCACCTACTTTCTAATTAAAAAATGGTGTTTGATCCATCGTATAAATCCTATCATTCTGTTCAAACTCGAACGCATCAGGATTATTTCTACGCAAATAAAAAATGAACTGCTTTAACCAAAAATTTGGCGTACAGTTCATAAAAAAATTTACATCCCAACCAAACAAGTCCATTGCTACATTTAAATAGAAATCCCAAGGAATTTCTATTTCTTCCGCTTGTTTCGATTTTGGCTGCGCTTGTTTCGATTTTTCGGTTGCTTTTTTACTGTTTCTAAATCTTTTTGTTGGAAGTTTCCGTTCACGAAAACATCCATAACCGTTTCATAAGCACTGACAATTTCATTAATTGCAATGGCACCTTCTAGCTCTTTAATCGTACATTCAGTACCACCAGCTCGCACCATGCCGTACATCAATGAGCGAATAATTTTTAATTCATTACCACGTAACGTTACTTGATCTTTTTGTAACATTTGATTCAAATCTTTTTCAAAAATAGGATACGGCTTTCCATAAGCTTCTTGAATATAATCTAATGCTGACATTGAAAACATAATAGGAATTTTTTCTCCTTGTATTTCTAAATAATCAACATTAATATTTACATTTACTAAATCGCGTAATTTTGCCATTATTATTCACTCTCTCTTTCTCCAAGTAAAGAATCCTCCAACTGAGATTCATCATAAATTACTTTACTCATGAATTTTTCAACAGTCATATTAGTTACACTAGAGCGAACAGAATTATAATCTGATTTAATAACATCATTAACTAATAAACTTGTCGCTGTCATCGTACAAGAAATATCTTTAATATCCATATCTTCGGTTGCTGTTTCAAATTCATGTTCTTCCGCAATGGCAAGTTGAACTTTTGGATACCAAAAAGCACTTTTTTCACCATTAGATAATGGTCCTATAGCACCTACCGCAAAATATGGCATTTCTTTAGGTGTTGATTTTGAAAAAGAAACACCATTCTTACTAACAGCACCTTTCATTTTATCCCAAATAGCAATTGGAATAGCCACGTGATCTAATGTTAATTCATGCTGTGTTTCTCGACTTACACGTGCAAATAGTTTATTAGAAGCCCATTTATCTTTTGTGCTACCATTACCTTTAATGCCTAATTTTACAATGTTTGGCAATCTCCAAATTTCACTATCAAATGTCGGCCCCGAACTTACTGTTTCTGATTGTGTCCACATTACAATGAATAAATCATCGATACCAATTGGATATAATAATTGTTTGTCTTTCGTACTAATACTTGACATGCTACTCATCCTTTCATTTTATTCATTATTTTTTTAGTCATAATCATCTCTATTTGACTTTTATATTGTTCAAATGTTCCGCTGGCAAAATGTTGCGCTTTTTGATTTACTGTTCCATTTTCAGCGAATCGCCAATAAAAAGCTGTATCTTCAAAAACTACTTCTACACCTTCATTAGTTACTTCAACTTTTAATTGATCTCGCATATGTTTCTTTTTAAGTAATGATTTAGGGACTTTAGGAAGTAGTTTATTCAAATAAAAATTTGCAGCTTCTTCTAATGATTCTTTTGTTATTTCTTCTGTAACTTCCGCTATCGTTCCTAAATGATTAGCCATATCTAAAAATCCGTTATTACTCATTGTAAATAGTCACCTCTGTATAAAAATTAGTAATCGTATCATCATTTTCATCTCCTTGTATAGAAGAAAAACCATTAAAATGAATACTATAATTTTTAAAGCTTTTTTTTAACGGATTCAAATCTTGTTCAATTCCTTTTGTAAAAAGCGATACTTGATATAATCCTTTAGACACAATAAATTTATTTGAAGCCCATTTTTGAGTTTCTCCAATATACGAATAAATAAGATACGGATATGGTGTATTCTTTGGTGCTTGATCTCTAAAAACTTTATAGCCAGAATCCAAGAGTGCCTTTTTAAATGTTTCAAAATCAGTCAACATAAGCCAAACTCAACTCCATTTCTCGTTTATCCATATTTGTGTAAATACGAGTGATTTTATAGATCACAGAATCGATTCTAACAACGCTAAACTTTTCTGTGATAGATTTATCCAATCTCACTTTAATCCGTCTGACAACGTCTGTTTTGGCTTGCTGTGAAAGATATTTTTCTTGTGCAGTTACTCCAATATCTTCGTAGAACAGATTTCTTTTCGATTTATAAACTGTAACTGGCCTATCGTTTAAATCCAGCGCTACTTCAATATTCAACAATTCAGCTTTCCAACGCAGATTATTGGTTTGTCTCTTCGGCATGTTGAATCACTCCTTGAATAATAAATGGTGTGATTGCGTTTATTGCCTTATCTAATTCATCTTCTGAAATACGATACTCATAGGCAATTCCTGCAACCATTAAAATTAAGTATTCTTCTTGCCCTCCAGTTGCAGTTTTTACATAATTTTTTGCCATATCTAAATAAAAAGAGAGCATAGAAGTATCCATGCCCTCTTCAAAATGAATATGTGCTTTAAATTTTTCTTCTAAAGATAATTCTTTTACCATTTTAGCTCTCCTTACGGATTAGGAATTACACCTAATTCAAGCTTATACATCGTAGGTTCTAAAGGACTATAAATTAACTGACCATCTAACAAATTATAAATCTTAATTCCAATATGATTTGTGTCTGAATATTTTTCCACTAAAGTTTGGGTTTCTAACGCACCTTCAACCTCTTGCATATGGAAAGACTTAGGATCGCCAAAATAAAAAATAGGCGTGTCAGTATCATCTGCTGATTTATCTGCAAACTCAGTGACAGTGACTGGGTAATTTAATAATTTACCATCAATTCCATCTTTTAATTGGTCCATGGGGCTGTATAGAGGACGCCCTTCATTGTCCTTCATTTTTTCAACAATAGATAATGCAGCATCATTCAAATACCACTTGCTCACACGGCGAACTGATGCTTTCACTGCGTTTTTAAGATCAACTAACGCATCAAACATTTCTGGACCGTTTTCTCCTGTGATAGCAACTACTTTTGGCGTTCCGTTGTCATCTACAGTTTTAGTAGCAAACACTTGCACCGCTTTCTTACTCAAAGCTCCATCATTAGTATTCTCAGGATCATCACCTCGGAAACAGTAAATCCCTTCTTGTTCAGCATATGCCTTGCCTAATTCTTCCATTACAATATCTTCAATAGCTAAGTCGGAACGTTTGATTAGTTTTTTAGTAATTAATGCTAAAGCATCAAATTCTGCAGGACTTAAAATGATTTCATCTAATTCAATTGTAGAGTCCTTAATTGGATCGTTCGTATCACGTTCTTTTTTGTGTCCATATGCTTTTGCTTTTTTTACCAACACTGGGAATCCTAATTGAGATTTAGTTGGATGCATTGATCCATCTGTACGCAAAGGATTAATTTCTTGAGCATAAGAAATAACTTCAGGTACTAATTCTTTAGGTACCGTAACTCCACCATTCCCTGTAACAATACCTAATGCACGTGCTTCTGACACATTTAACTGACCAATAACATATTTAGCGAAACCTTTACGTACTTGCTGAATTCTTTTTTTGTTATTTAAATTTGATCGTTGTTTCATACCGTTGCGGATAGAACCAAGCAATCCATCTCGTTGTTCTTGGCTAATCATTCCTGAACGATTTTCTTCTTCAACTTCAGTAGAACGGCCTTCACCATCTGTATCTGTTGCTGCAGCTACTGTTGTATCACTATTTTCTGAATCATTATTTTCATCACTTGATTCTTCATCCGTTGATACTTCATCTAGTTCTTCTTTGATACCTTTTAATTCATCAATTAAACCATCAATTTCTTCATTAATTGAATCCAAATCCGCTTCGCGTACTTCTCCTGATTCAATTTGCCCTTTTAAATCACTTAATCGTTGCTCGTGGCGAGCTTGTAATTGACGTAATAATTTTTTGTTCATGTTTTTTCCTCCTACGCTTCAAGCGCTGTTTTGATTTTTTTAATTAAATTTTTTCTAGTTTTAATATCTTGCTTCATTTCTTGTTTGTTTCTCGATAACGTTGCTTCGGTATCTTCGTAAGCAGGTAATGAAACAATAGAAACTTCATACAATTCGACTTCATTTATGGTTCTTAGTACTGGTTCGGAATTATAATCCCAAGTTTCTTCCGTAGGATAAAACCCAAAACTGCACTGATTGATATCGCCACGTGTCATCGATTGAATCAAATCATTTGCGATTGTTGTGTTTGGCAACTCAACTTCAAATCGTAGTCCCTTATCATCTTCTTCAAGTTTCAAAGTTCCGCTTTTTGTACGCCCTAGTACTTTGCCCCAATCATGATCAAATAAACAACGTACGTCTGAGTTTGCTAAAGCACGGCTAAAGGCCCCTGGCTTAATTACTTCATTCAGCCCATCCCATAACTCTGTCGGGCTATTAAATACGGCTGCATAACCAGTAACAATCTGTGTTTGACTATCTTCTTCACTTCTTGTGGTGAGGTTAGTGATGTCAAATGTCCGAATTTCCTGTTTCTTCATTCTTATCACCTCCCTTCAAGTCATCCTCTGTTGTCAACGAGTTATCTGTAGCATTTTTTTTGCCAATTTCTGTCAGATCATTTGAAATATAGACAGCTTGTGTTGCTGCAGTATTTTGTTTAGGAAAACCAAGCATTTCTGCTACATTGTCAGGACTTGTAATACCAGTTCGCACAATGTTATATCCTATATTTGTCTTGGTAGAATACGGTACAAAATCTAAAATATTAATTTTCCATTCCACTCGATAGCCAGAATTAGGCGTAAAAAAAAGAGCTGAGTAATGCTCGCTCTTGTTCTTCAGTATTGGTTTAATTGCTTTATTATGAAGATACATCATCGCTTTTTCAATATCTGATTTCATTAATGATTGATAGGTATTTACATCTATTCCTAAAAATTTCCCTAAGTCTTTTTTATAAACACCTAAATAATTAAGAATAGCGGAATCATCCACAGGACTTTTTAAAGTATCAATGGAATAACCTTTTCCAAGTGGAATCATTTTAACTGAATGATTACTATCGTCCTGAACACCTTCCAACTGATCTAAAATAGCTTTTACAATTTTTTGTTGGGCGCTGTTATTCGGATTAATGTGAGCATCCAGCTTTAATAAGAAAGCAAGTAAACCGCCTTTAGTATATTTATCTGTCAAAACTTTTTCAGCGCTTAGAACGCCTTCTAGTGTGCTTTTTGCAAGATCGATAATTCCAGCACCTTTTAAGGAATCAACACCGATATTTTTTATATGACGAATCATGTTTCCTGGTATTGGCTGACCATTCATTGAAAATTTTTCAATTAAACGATCATCAATGGTTGTTTGTACGCCGTAACCTAAATGCAGTTGATCATTATCAGTAATCGGAAAAGCTTCCCCATTAATTAGCAATGTGTTTGTTTCTAGTTTTGCAAATTCAAAACCAGTTAGATAATTGTTCGGTTTTTTTAATATTTTTAACAAGAAATGATTTTTTACTTCTTCGCCATCAGGACCAATCACTACTGGTTCAGCTAACGCAACTTGATTTGAAATATCTTGTACCAACTCATACACATCGGACGATTCCATAATTGATGAATCATTAACATAACGTTGCGAATATCTTGTTGAGTTTCCATAGATATCTTCAATCCATCCACGTTTTTCTAAAAATCCATATACTGCATTTGAAAATCTATCTCTTAACTTCAATTTCTCACCGCCTTTCTATTATCGATAGATAGAATCTAAATAATCGTCCATGTCATCCTCATTCACATCAATCATTTGTTCCATTGTTTCTTTATGCGCACAAAGAAAGGCCACAAATCCATCAATCTTTCTCTTTGACTGGTTTTTACTTGGCACTTTACGACCTTGAAAATCCATTTTGACAACCACATTTAAAGCGCAATACAAAAATAAAGGATTATCAAACATAATCCTTTGCTCATAAAATAATCGTTCGGTATCTTCAAGTGGTGAATTCAATACTCTTGCGTACTGATCAACTTGTATACATTCCAAGCCTAAGTTTTCCAATTTTTCAACTAATCGGTCACTCATCGCTGGATCATAATTGACTTGTTGAACATCATAAAAATCCATGCAATCTTCAATAAAATGAAATATTTGTTCCTGATCAATTAACTTACCGTCACAGAATTCAACAAATCCTTGTTCTGCTAATTCAGAATACGGCACATTATCTTCCTTTTCTCGAAAATCAATATTTTCACTAGGAATAAAATATAATTGTTTTACTTTGAGTATCGCTTTTCCTTCGGCATCCCATGTAGGAAAATTTAATGATACACAAGTTAAATCTCGGCTTTTAGATAAGTCCAAACCAATCCAACATGGCTCACCGCTTAAATTTCCTAATTCATTTGTAGAAACCAAACAAGGTTCCACTTGATCTTGTTCAAAGAAATTATCCGCACCATTAACAAACACATCTAAATGCTTCGTTAAAAATTCAGCTTTCGAGTGAGCGGAACGTTGCGCAGTTTTAAAGGCTGATTCTAAAGCAGACAAATCAACAGATATTCCCCAGTTAGGATTGCACATTTCCCAAACTTTTTTATCTGTCCAGTCATAATTTTTATTTGGCTCATAAATTAAAACAAAGTTTGAATCATTGTCATCACGCTTTAAGACCTCTTTTGCTTCTTTATAGACGCGAATACCAACTGAACTACTTCCCTTACCAGCTGTTGAAATATTAAACATTAACGGTTGCGGTAATGAAATTTGTGCTGACTTAAAGTTGTCGTACTGTTCCATTTTTTCTTGTTTATGCAACTCATCGTTTAAAACAAAATATGGATTGGAACCCTCTATGTTGTCAATATTCTTTGTCTGAACAATGAACTTGTTTGTATAAGCCATTTCTTCATGTAAATAGTCATACGTAATACTTGAAACGGTTCCTTTTGGACCTTTAAATATTTTAGTTCCATCTAATAAGACAGGATTATTTAGAATAGTAGCGGCAAAAGGCTTAGCAGCATATTGCGCTTGGGCAAAATCGGAAGCACATGCATAGCAATCGACGGATAAAGCACCTTCGCCATACATCGCATATCCTAACGCACCTACGGCTATTAATGTTTTCCCGTTTTTCTTTGGTATTTGTACATATGCTTCCCGAGTGACACGGACGACTTGGCCCTTTTCATTTTCCTTTAACCAACCATAAATCCAAGAATAAATGAATTTTTCCCAAGGCTCTAAAAGAAATGGTTTACCTACCATGTCGCCTTTCGTGTGAACAATAAATGATTCCACCCAGTCCATCATTTCATTTGCACGATCAACATCAAACCAAATATCTTTTCGTTTCTTCCATCGATACCAACGATCTATTGCTAAACGAACCGTTTTTGGATATTTCTTAGGATGCTTTCTAACTTCTTTCGCAAATAGATCGGCATAATTTACACCAGGTTCAATCATGTTTCATTACCTGCCTTTTTACGCCATTTATTTCGATGTTTAGCCAATTCATCAACAGGTTTTTCTTCTGGTCGTTTTATTTCTTCACCTGCTCTGGCTGTTGAACCACCAGTAATTTGTCTACCTGCTTTTGCTTTATTTGTTAATCCTAATAAATCTAAAGCTTTCATCTTTTTATCGGCCCAAACTTCAACTTGTTGCGCCAGTGGATGTTTACTGTTGTTTGTGGCACCAGCTTTATTTGTTGTTTTTTGTGTTTCAGGAAAACCTTTTTCTTTCCACAACATATATTTGTGTTGGTAAACTTCAAAAATATCTAAGTATGACTCAATCAATGGATCAAGAGTAATAGTGTATAAATCAGACTTGCGCATAATTTCTAAAATCCGTGCTTTTTCATGATTAACTTTTTCATCAATAATCGCTTTACGTTGCGCTTTAGTGGTCATTTTTTTATACACCCCCTTTTTATTTTTGAAATTTTGACCTAACGATACGCGTGACTCCCTCTACCCTATCTCCCAGAGAAAAATTTGAATTCAATTTGATAGGGGGGCTTGAATCAAAAATAAGACGGAAAAACTTTTTTCTCATCTGATTCATTTTCTTCAATCACATGACATTTTGGACACAACAAACGAATATTGTTTGGATCAAGCTTGAGCATTTCGTTCTTCTTGATTGGTATCACATGATGCCGATGCGCTTGCCTTCCGAATACAAAGCGGCCACATCTTTGACAGCAGCCACCTTCTCTTTCATAAACAAAATCAGCAACATCTTGCCATGCTTTTGTTCGATAAAACGATTTGTTCTTATGGTGATAAACATTTCCTTTCTTCTTCTTTTTTCTCGAACTTCTAGCATGTTCAGAACAATAGGCACCTCTTTCTGTTGTGTTAGAACAACCTTCAAATTGGCAATAGCGCATTATTCAGATTCTTTAATAATATTGAGAATCTCAGCTTTTACACGAACAGCACTTGGAATTTCAATATCATTTCGTTTCGCATATTCACGTAATTTTTTTACAGACATTTCTTCTAACACAACAGATTCATCATCAGATGGAACAATCTCATCTTGTTCTTCATCAGCACTTGCGGTTGTTAATAATCGTTCGCCTTTAATTCCATCAGTATCAACCGTTACATTCCCTACAGTAATTGGTAATCCACCAACATATAAATCAGCTTCTTTACTTAGCATTGACTCAGGATTTTCAGTAACTTCAAAATCAGGTTCTTGACCTTTAGGTACAAACACATTTCTTTTTTCTTCAGTATCCCAATACTCTTTGCCAGATGCTGAACTTCTAATTAATACACGCATTGTCTTACTTATCCCCTTTCAAAATGAAAACTCTACTACACTTAAAACAAAAAGGACTGCATATAAATGCAGCCCTCGTGAAAGGTAGTAGCGCCAATTTGTTTGTCCGAACATTTATTGACGATCTATTTTATTTAAGCAGCATTTGCTACTTATTGGCGTGACAGGAGTCGAACCTGCATGTACTTGATTAAAAAATCAACTGCTCTCACCAATTGAGCTACACGCCATACCAGAAGGAGCTACCTTCTAGCAATTGCTAATAAATCAAATTAACCTTTACACACTCTCGTCAGAATATTTTCCCATCAGGACGTAGCTTTTGCAGACTTTCACGGCTAAAATGATTATGTCACTGGCAAGGATTTGCACCTCGCATGATTAGATTTATCCGATGGGCCAAAGCCCTACATACGAACTTATACGTTGTTCCAATGTCTAATCTCACGTACGAGCGTCTACCTATTCCGCCACAGTGACTAAACTTAACTCTCGCAAACCTGTAGAAAAAAGAGAGAGGAAATTCACCTCACTTCTTTAGTTTTATAATTGGTGGTTTGCGAGAGAATCTAAGTGAGATCACAAGTGACTAAACGAAGAAAGTAGAATTTTTTTACTTCCTTGTAATCTCAAATCAAAAAAATAAGTAGGCAATCGTTCCGTTAATGTATTTGTGTAAGTGTGTCGCATTTCTTATTTTTTTGACACTATCATAATAACTCGTTTAGAAGGTATATGAAGTGTAGATAAAGTGTATAAAAGAGGTATAAAAAGTGTAATAAATGGCTACTTAAAAGCAACCAGTTCCAGCGCTGAAGCAAATTGAACAATGATCATATTAGATTCTTGTTTCACTGATTCTTCGCTGATGCAATTCCGTTGCGCTGCTAGATAGATCGGATTGCCGTTGATATAACGGTCATAGAAGATTCTTTTTCTTCGCTCGGTAACATCTGGTTTGTGCGGATGCTGAATCGCAGAATAACCTCTAACAAAAAGCTTATGAAGATAATCAAACTCTTCTTGTGCTTCTTCTTTCTGGATTAACATTTGCTCGGCTTCGAAAACGTTATTGGCCGTTGATGGCGGAACCAAAGAGAATGAAGCTGTTACTTTTGGTTCCCTCGGCTGGCCAACACGACATCTAGCGGCAAGATAGGCAGACAGGAACACACTGACGTTATGTTTAGTTTGTTCCATGTCTACATCCTTTGCATCTGGTGTTTCATATTTCTTTACGTCAAAAAGTACCATCCTTTGATTCCCCCGTTTATGGTATAATATTCGTGTCGAGAATATTACCAATAGTCGGAGGAATCCGGCTTTTTTTATTTTTTAGAATTTTGAGTGCCGTTTGCAATTGCTTTTTCTTGCATGCGACGCTTTTTCTTTTTAATTTTTGATTTTTTCTTACCCATGTCACACCTCCATCGTTATTGGTCTACCGTACTTTAAAATTTTCCAAGAACCAGCATCATGTGACATTGATTGGCCCATTTCATAGTGATGCTTATCAAATTCAGCTTCTTTTTTTGAAAGGTATGGTTCTGAATACTCAACATAAACGCCATCGACTTGCCTTCCTAAGATATAAACTTCTGGATAACTCATACGCTGGAACCTCCTAAATATAGCCCTAATCCCAAAATAAACGAGCATGAAAGGAAATAAACGAGGTCACTGCTTGTTATGTCATTGCCATACACGAAATAGCTCACGGTTGCTTTGGCTACAAGAATCATTATTGCAATGCCACCAACTTTATTTATTACTCTTTTCCAATTGCGTTTCATTTATTCACCATCTTTCCACAGCACGGACATACTTTCGTTTAGTATTGCTTCTGTTAGTCCCAATTCCTTGCTGTATCCAATTAAAGCAGCAGCTAACGTGAAGACAATTTCATTATCATCCATTCCTGTAGCATTTATACCGATTTCGTTTTCACCAGTTTTTGTTAATAAGAGTTGTTCCATTTATTTGACCTCCAATAATTCTGGATTCTCGTGGATATTTCCGATAACTTCATATTCTTCGCTGTCAATGAATCTAACAGATGTTAACTTGCCATTCCTTAACTTTTTTTTGAAGAATGAACCTTTTTCAAATGTAACAATGCTATCATTTATATGCGATTCGAAAGGAATATAATATAATACATCACCCTCAAAAATTTCAACGCCGTTCTTGTCTTTTACGCCTGTTGATTGCATAATTTCTACTTCATCAAAAGACCACCAATCGCCCCATTCTGTTTTTAGTTGCTCATCACCGAAATCAATTTCAGTGACTTCATATGTTTTATTCACTTCTTTTGCATATGCTCTAAATTTTGGAATCATCTTCTTCACTCGCTTTCTTAAATTACAACATCAAATCCCCAAGAAAAGCTTTTTTCATTTCTTTATAGATGGTTAGTTCATTTTCTGCCGTCGCTATTTCATCCGTGATATGATCCATCATCCGAACAAAGGCTTTTTGGGTTTCTCGATTGAATAACTCTATTGGAAAATTACCAATTTCCTTTTCTTGTATATTGATACCTGTTGCATACTTCGCAATAAATTTCTCGACATTTCTTTGTAGAATTAAATTAAAATACTTAGGCTCAATTCCATTTTGAGGAATGATCACAACTTCCTTTGTTGGTACTTCCCTAGGATATTCTAGAAAATCTATTTGGCCTGTCGTAGCCGATATTTGAATGGTTGATGTTCCAGCAGGATAAATGTATCCCGCTTTTGCCCTTCCAAATTCTGCCACATCTTCTAATTTGACACATTCAAAGTTATCAAAATCAATCATAATAGGCTCAATTGCTCCCCTTCCGTCGGTTCTGCTCTCTTTATTCGTCGTTTTGGTTTTTGATTATCCTTATACCCAACATGTTCCGAAAAGAATGAAGCAAACTCTTTTATTTGTCTATCAGCTTCTGGCGTAGTTCCGACTAAATCATTCATCATTTTGGCTAGCTCGATATTATTTTTTGCAATCTCTTGCTCTGTTTGTTTCATTTCTGCCATTATTTCAGATAATGGCTTTACAGTTTCTGGTTCAAAAGTATCAATATAACGTGGTATGTTTAGATTAAAGTCATTTTCTTTCAATTCTTCGATAGTAACTATACTGCTAAACTTATCAACTGCTTTTCTTGATTGGAACACTTCTAAAATTTTAGCAACATGTTCGTCTTCTAAAACATTCCAAGCCTTTTCCTTTTTAAATTCCTTGCTGGCATCAATGAATAAAATATCTTTATTTAATCGGTTCTTTTTTAAAACTAGAAGAACCGTCGGAATATCAGTATTCATAAATGCTTTTGCAGGTAGTCCAATAACGGCATCTAGCAGATTCTTTTCAATAAGTTTCTTGCGAATCTTTTCTTCTGCAGCACCTCGAAACAAAACGCCGTGCGGTAAAATAATAGACATCACACCATTTTCTTTTAGTTGATGGATACCTTGTAATAAAAAGGCGTAGTCTGCTTTTGATTTTGGTGCTAATACATCAAAATCCGAAAAACGCTCTTGTTCTAAATACTCTTTTAATGGATTCCAAGGGAGCGAGTAAGGTGGATTCATGATGACCGTTTCCGATTTAGTCGCTGGTACTTCGTCAACAATTTCAATAGAGCTAAACTCAGTTGATTTTGTTAATTTGTATATTGCTTTAAATTCACGGCTTAATGAATCACCATGCAGAACTACGGCATTTATATTTCTGATTGCTAAATTAAACAAGAGAAATGGCAATGCACGATCTGAAAACTCCTCACAATAAAACTGTGCATCAGGATTTTCTGCATATCGTTTAATTGTTAAACCGCCAGTTCCTGCACAAATGTCTGCATTGGAACGAGTTGGCCCAAGAACTCCACTGGCTACCCGAATAATTCCATCTGGTGTAAAATCTTGTTTCTTGCCTTTTCGGTCTGAATGTTCCGCTTGAAAATATTCTGTGAACCAATCAAATGATAGGTCTTGTTCTTCTTTAAAAAAGTTGGTAAATAGTAGTTCTCGTTCGCTTAGACTACTTAATATTTCAATCAATTTATAGGAAGCATGAAAGCTTTCATCAACACCTAGCAGTTCATTTATTTTTTCTGTTGTTA